CTTTTTAACGAAATACCCATAACGAAAAAGCTGGAAAAAAAGCTTCGAGAGCATGGCCGCAAGCGCGTGCGCGTCGCGAAAAAGGGGCAGACGCAATGACTGGAATAAGCTGGTTCGCCATCAAGGTCGCGCCACAGGCCGAATTTCGCGTCCTGCACGCCCTCCACCAAAGGGATAGGCAGGCTATCCTCCCATTCGAAGAACGGGCTGTAGAGCGAAGAAATAGGCCTTCCCTGAAGCGCTGGACCAAATTCCCCCTAATGCCTGGTTATGTGTTTGGTGCATTCCACGGGGCCAAGAGTGCTGCATTCATGGATTTCTGGGCTGAGCGGCAGGCCATAAACGAGGCCTCAGAGGCTTTGGGAAAGGGTTCGCCTGTTATCGGCGTGCTTGGCTTCGGTAATAGACCGGAGGTTATGCGAGCCGATCAAATTGATTTTTTGCAGACGCTATCTCGAGAGAAAGCGGAAGAGGTTGACCTGACGGGCTTCAGGGTCGGACAAAGCGTTGTCATTTACGGCCAGCGCACGACCATCGCGGAGGTCAAGAAGGACGAGGTGCGCGCTTGGATGGACTTTCTCGGAAGCATGCGACTGGTGTCTGTGCAACATTCTTCCGTCCAAGCGGCCTAATTCAGAATTTTAGTGCGTAGAGACGAAATTTTGTTGCGTATGTGGCGAGATTGAGTTAAACGACCATCAGTGCATATGTTGCTTCGAGTCAAAGGGCGGCCAGCCGATAAGCGATATGCCGACTCCTTTGAAAAGCCGCGCTTCGAAGCCGCGGCACCAAATCCCCAATTGCCCCCAAAGCAACCCCATGATCGTTGAGATACGTCGTTTTGTGCAGGTTGGTGCAGATTATTTCAACCACAACCCGCGCCGCAAAGAAGACCTAGATTTTGAACCCATCACTATCGATACGCGATACATCTCTCGTTGCTACAGGGACCCGGTTGGCGAATTCCAAATGACGACCATTTTTATGGTTGACCATCCAACGCCATTTCGAGCGGATGTAACTTATGAGCAGGTAAGGGAGTGGATGCACCAAAGCAACCCCACACAATACACCAGTTCGCTTCGAACCCCAATGGATTAGGGTTTCACGGGGTATATCCGCGTCCATTGGGTGCAGCAGCCCCTGCCTCCCAAAAACCCCGCCCACTTTTAGCGCCACCTCCTCCCTAGGCGCCAACTGGCTGGTTAACCCCAGCCCTTCTTATTCCTGAAAGAGTGACGCCCAGGTCCAGCCGGGGGAGCTAGTACCTGGGCGTGATATACGCGCTACGCAACACCTACGCGACCGAACATCCATAAGATGTACCCAGATTGTGGATAATCAAGGGCGATGGAGCGGAATTTCGACGGCGTTTTCTATTGGCGTATCCCCAAGGGCTTCCGCCAATACTTCTACGGGACAGAGCCCCCGGAAGGCTGGACGCTCATCACAAGGTTCTGCCGGATAGGTAAACGGCCCCTGATCCTATGCCGCAAGGACTGAATGTTTCACGAAAAACAAGGAATGTTTCACGTGACCGAGGACACCAAGATCGTAAACATCATGCGCACCATGGCCGTCATCGAGGTCGCGTCCCGCCGTCTCTCAGCCTATGCCTCAAACCTTCCTGGCCAGGTAAACCCTGAGATCATGAAAGCCCTCTCCGACGAGATCGCAGAGCAGATCAAGGTCTTGATTGGCCAATACGCTGAAGCGGAGAAGGATGCGGCGTGAGGATTAGCCTCGAGGAAATCATAGCGACCACCCGAAAGACGCATCCAAAGGCGTCAGACAGAGAGATTGCGCACGTTCTTGTCGCGGCCCTTGGGGACGACATGACTGCTTCCGTACCAAGCAAAGACGATCGCGCTTATGCCTTGAGGTTTGCCATAGATATCCTAAACGCTGGTGCGCGGCCCATGCGGCCCAACCAATCCGCGTCGTCTATGGGAATATGCGACGTGTTCGACGTGGCCGAGGCCGTCCTGATCTACTTGGAAACAGGCCGCACCGGCATAAGTGCGGACGAAATCGAGATTAAGCAGTTCAGCTAATGCCTTCCAAGTCCAAAGCTCAAGCTAGGCTAATGGCCGCCGCCTCTCACGACCCAAAAGTGGCCAAGAAGGCAGGCATTCCCATGGCTGTCGCCAAGGATTTCAACGAAGCCGATCAAGCCGCAGGCAACCTCAAGAAGTCATCAAAGCTTTCCGATCACGTGAAACACGCGATGCGGAAACACGGGCAGATGATCGAATGAGTAAAAGCCCCGTTACGTTCGCCTGGGTGGATGCACCTCCTTTGACGGAGGAAGAAATCCTTGCGTGGGAAGTGCAAGAGATGGAGCGCAGAGAGCGGCAGCGCCTCTCGATGCGAAGAATAGTTGTCCATCGCAGCGTCCCGGCCGCAGCCCCAAAGCATAAAAGGGTTATCAAGAGCACCAAGCAAAAGGCTGGAAGCTGGCCACTAGACGACCGTTTGCCTGCCGACGTTGCTAGGGAGCAGTATTATTGGGGGCAAATGCGGAGAGTCGCCCGCTTGCGCGAACAAGGCTTGACCTATGCCGAGATCGGTAAATGTATGAATCTGTCGGGCACTCGCATCAGGCAAATTGCTGAAAGAGATCAGCGCGTAGGCAAGAGAGCGTCGCCTGCAGAAAAGTACATGGCGGCGCAGCCCGCGACAACCAAGCGGGAAGCTCAAAAGCTTCTGGCGTTCTTCGCAGGATGCCAAGGCGCCATTGAGCGCAAGGTGTTTCGGGATTGGCTGTATCTGTGAGCCGTCGCTGATGTCCCTTACTCCAAAGCAGGAGGCGTTCTGTTTAGCCTACGTGGAAACTGGCAACGCCAGCGAGGCTTATCGGCGGGCTTATGATGCCCAGAAAATGAAGGACGCCGTCATTCACGTGAAGGCGTCGGAGTTACTGACAAACGGTAAGGTGGCGGTAAGGGTCAAAGAAATACAGGAAGAACACCTTAAGCGTCATAGACTTACCGTTGACGACCTCGTGCGGCAGCTAGAAGAGGTCAGGGCGCTGGCTATCGAGACCAAGGCGCTACCGGCTGCAGTATCTGCGATTATGGGGACCGGAAAGCTGCTTGGCCTTGTGGTTGACCGCAAGGAAGTGGCCGGCGATCCCAACAACCCGCTTCAGGTCCACCAAACCATCGAGATGGTAATTGTCGACCCAAAGGCTAAGAGTTGAATTCCCGCGCGCCTTCGCTCCTCTTCTGCAGCCCGCACGATACAAAGGCGCGTATGGTGGCCGCGGTTCAGGAAAAAGCCACTTCTTTGGCGAGCAGATCATCCTGCGCTGCTACAGGCAGACAACACGCGTCGCCTGTATCCGCGAAGTCCAGAACAGCCTAAAAGAGAGCGTCAAGCAGCTTCTGGTCGACAAGATACAGAAGCTCGGCCTGGGCCAATTCTTCGAGGTCTTGGAAAGCGAAATCAGGGGCAAAAACGGCAGCCTGATCATTTTCCGAGGCATGCAGTCCTATAACGCCGAGACGATCAAAAGCCTTGAGGGCTATGACATCGCCTGGGTGGAAGAGGCGCAGAGCCTATCCGATGTATCGCTTCGGATGCTTCGCCCCACCATCCGCAAGGACAACTCGGAGCTTTGGTTTAGCTGGAACCCGCGCCACGACACCGACGCCGTGGACAAGCTACTTCGCAGCGCGGTTCCGCCAGACGACGCCATCGTCGTTGAAGTCAACTGGCACGACAACCCATGGTTCCCCGAAGTCCTGAAGGCTGAAAAGGATCGGGACTACATCGTCGACCCAGAGATGGCCGAACACGTCTGGGGTGGCGGCTATCAGCTTGTCTCTGAAGGCGCGTTTTACGCCAAATGGTTGGCAGACGCAGAGAAGCAAGGACGCATCGGAGACTTCCCCTATCGCCCAGCATTCCCAGTGATCACCTCATGGGATTTGGGCATGCACGACTATACCGCCATCTGGTTCTTTCAGACGGACGGCGTCTCGGCAACGGCGGTCGACTACTACGAGGTATCTGGCAGCGGCTTTGACGACATCGTTGCCATCTGTATGCCTGAACTGTTCAAGGCACCACCAGAAGACTTCAAATTCGATGGATGGACGTTAAAGCGCTCGCTCGAGATCCTTGGGCGCGATCCTCCATTCAGATACAGCCACCACTTCCTGCCGCATGACGTGAGAGTGAAGGAGCTAGCCGCTGGCGGACGCTCCCGCGTTGAAAGCCTTATCCGTCTTGGCGTCCAGAACATCCGCAAGGGCGTGCCGGCCAAGAATGAGGACCGCATCGAAGCGGTTCGGCGGCTCCTGCCCATCATGAAGTTCAACAAGACGCCGCGGGTTGAATTGGGTCTCAAGCGTCTCAGGCGTTATCGCAGGAAATGGAATGACGCGCTCCAGACCTACACGGACGCGCTACACGACGAAAATTCCCACGGCGCAGATGCGTTTGGTGAATTCGCCATTAACTGCGGCATCTCCCCACCGAAGGAGCCGCCTAAGCCTAAGCCAATTAACGTTCGACTTCCCACCCTTAACGAGATGGTCGCGTATCACGACCGGCATGCCGCCGGCGGCAAAACCAAGAGGATCTAAGTGATGCCCGACCCCAGCGAACGCCCGCAGATGGAAATGCCGCCCGAAGATGCAGAAGAAGGCGGCGCACCTGTCATGTCTCCCGAAGAGGCAATGCAGGTTATTCAGTCGATGAAGATCCCTCCCGACATGTTGCCGCAACTGTCTATGGCGATCGACGTGCTCGAGGACGCAGGCATGCTGCCAGGTGGCGAAATGGGTGAGGCGGCGCCCCAGCGCGGGCACCTCGACGCAGCTATTGACGCTGCAAAAGCCAAGGTCATGGGCGGTGATCAAGCCGCCCCGTACTAACGGAGAACTCTGCTATGGCCTCTTCCTGCTCCATCTACAAGCACGGCATTTTGCTGGGCACTGGTTCGTGTGCTGCCTCGTCGGCATCCATCACCAGCTTCACGGCCACGACGGGCGCCCCCGCGCTCGTAAAGGGCAAGAACGTGCAA